GCCAAGCATTAATGGCTATGGGTCTGTCTATGATGCAAAACCGTGCAGGAAAAGGATTTGACGTTGGTAAGATTTTCAACGCTGTAGGCGAAGCTGGCGAGAAAGCCCTGCCTTTACTATCTAAAGCAAAAACAGAAGCGCGCAACAATGTCATTGCTGCGGGTAAATATGCTTTGCAAACAGAAGCAACTGACGAAAAGACCCGCAAAGCTGCGGAAAAAGAATTGATGAACCGTGGACAATATTGGATTTACAAAAAAGGTGGAGAAGAGGGCGAGTTTTTAAGAGATAAAAATGGTATAATGCCATTTGACGAAGGCAGCTTTAAATACCTGAATAAGTCCGAAATGAACAATTTAATAAACGATCCTGAATTTAATAAACAATTTTCTTTTATTGATGGTAGTAGACGTTTTGAAATTTTAAAAGCTAGAGCCGAAGCCGAAGGTATTGATTATGGCGATCAGTGGAATAAAGAATTAAAGCAAGTGTCTTTGATTGGGGGGAAATCCGACGATTTACCTCCTGCCTTACAAGTAGCGGGTTATGCTGAATCTTCAAACTATAAAGGAAAATCTACAACTAAATACAAACTGCAAGAGGACAAGAAAGGTGTGGTTAGTAGATTTGTAGACTTTCAAAACGAAGTAAATAAAAATGCAGATGGACTAGAAAATCTTATCGAAAACTTACAAGAGGGCATTAGCATACCCGCGCAATTAGTTGATAAAGTTAAACAGTTAGGAATAAGTTTTGGTATTGATGTAGACACTTCTTCTACTTACAAAGCAAAAAAAGCGTTAAAGAATATTGCTATTGACGAAGTTTTAAGAATTTTAAAAGAATCAGGAAGAACAATCTCCGAGGGTGAAAGAGAACGTGTTGAACAACGTGTTGGTCAAGTTAGACTAAATTTAGAAGGATCAGACCTAAATGCAGTTCTTGGGCAAGTAGAATATGTCTATGATATGGTTGTTACTGGCGCTCAAAAAGATTTGGACACCGCTATTTCTTCATTTGAAAACAACTTTGGTGAAACCATATCTAATAAATCAACAAGCGGACCTAAAGATCAGGCCGAAGTTGATGAATTTAACAAAATGTACGGTACTGAATTTACTATGGAAACCTTCCCAAAGGATTAACAGGCCATGACACCACAGGAACAGCTTAGACTTTTAAGAGCTTCAAGCGACGAAAACATGCCTGCATCTAAACGGTTGCAGATTATGAGAGCTATGAAGTCAGGTGAGGGTTCTGTTGAGGATATTCTAGGAAGACCTAAAAGTTCTCTTGGAATGAAGCAACCAAAATCATTTGCTGAACTATTGCAAGGGCAAGACGGACAAATGTTTGACTACAAGATCGGAGCCGGGGGTGGGCTACGAGCAAAAATGTCGTTTATGGAAACAGACGAAGAGCGTCAAAACTTCCTGCGTCAGCGTGTAGGTGAAGATGGATTTACCAAAGACGCTCAAGGCAACTTGGCATTGACCGAAGCTGGTCAAATTGCAGAGGGCATGGAGCCTATCGGCAAAAATTTAATTATTGATGAACGCGGCGCAAGTCTTCGGGACGTTGCAGATGTAGCAGGATTAGCGCCAGAGGTCATAGGCTCTGTCATAGGCGGCATTCTAGGAGCGCCGGGCCTAGTTACTGGCGCACTTGGTGCTGGTGCTGGTGCGGCCGCAGGACAGGCCGTAGAAGAGGGCATAGAGGGACTTCTAGGGCTACAGAAACAGACAGTGGGCGAAGTCGGTGTGGACCTAGCCAAAGAAGCTGCCTTGGGCGCTACGTTTGATTTTGCAGGCAACTTGATATTTAAAGCTGGTAAAGCTGTAATAGGCGGCGCTGGTAAAGGTGTGAATGCGCTATCTAAAGCGACAGGGCAAGCTGAAGTAAATTTAAGTTCAGACGCAGCGGAACGCGCACTGCAACTTATGGAAGGACGCGGCGCTCCTACCGCTGAAGAGTTGGTTAAAATAAACACTCGCAGAGCGGCGGAAGGTAAAGCAGAAATTACGCTTGATATGTTTAAAGCACTTCCAAGCTACGAAGCAGCAGGAATGCCATCAGCATTGTCAAGAGCATCAAAAATTGCCAAGGCCATATCTGGTAGCAAAGATCAAGCTGAGAGGAACATATTTTACGCTTTAGCAAAAAAAGAACAACTTCTAATAGATGCTGGTGTATCAGGTGTTGATGAAGTTGCTGACGTTATAAAAAACGCAGTTCCTGCAAAAGCCGAACAATTAAAACGTGCCATGTTTGAGACTCAAGAAGCGCACATGAAGGCCATTGATGATGGCATGAAACAACTTACCAAGGCCACAAAAGACGGCGTTGATTTGGATGACAGCGTTCTTAAAGTTTTAACTGGCAACTATGATGAGTTTTTAAAACTTTCTAACGCGAACTATGCAAATGTAGACAATATTTTAGCCACGATAACTAAGGACGTAACGTTGGGCGCGGGAGCGACATCCCGAACAATTACGCAAACTGGCGGAACAATGCCGCTGTTTAATTTAAAACCATTAGAAAATCAGTTCAAAAACATAATAACCCAAAAATATGCTGGTGCTAAAAAACCTGCACCTGAAGGTTTTACAAAGCTTGGCGGTCAACTTGAAGAAATAAGTAGTGTTACAGCGGAAGGACAAAAGGCTGGCTTTACTTCTTTTAACGGTCTTAAAGAGTTTCGCAAAAACATAAACGATGCTCTATATGATCCAACTTTAAGCATACAAGACACTACAGTCCGCAAACTTCTGGTTGATATGCGCGGTCAAGTAGACACTATGTTAGGCGATTCTAGCATGAGGCTTACGGGAATAGGTAGTGGTGCAAACGCTGGAAAAATGAAAAAAGCGTTAAAGGCTCATAAAGTAGCTCAAGCAGCTTATAAAGAAGAAATTGGTATTTTCACTAAGCTAGAAACTTTAGGCATTATTAGGAACATGGGAGAAGCTGGTCGTGATGTGACCTTAGAGGCTGGTAGAAACTTTGCAAAAATTGTTGAAAGTCCAGAACGTATTAAAGCTGTGTTGGATGCAGTCGAAACGCGATCTTTAATAGAAGGAAGAAAAACGTTATCTAAAGCTGAAGCTAATAAATTTTCTAAAAACCAAGCCGATGATATTAGACGCACCATAGCTGCAAAGTATTTAGACGATGCTCTTTTAAGCTCAAACAAAGACGCCTTAGACCCGTTGAGCTTTAATGGAGTACAATTTTACGGGCAAATTCAAAAGATTAGAAGGTCAGGAGTTGGCAAGCAATTGTTTGGGGATGATTGGCCGAAGGTGCAATCTTTAGCAAAATCATTGTCTTATAACGGCGTTAAGAAAATGGATGATGATTTAATGCAAAGAATCATCCAACAAAACCCCGGCGATGACATTGTTTTAAGCCTAACAAAAGTTCGGGATGCACAGGTTAATTTAAACGAAGCGTTGTCTAGCAAGGTTTTAAAAGACTTAGCAGAAGGCAAAGTGGACCCTGAAGAAGCAGCAGCTTCCATCTTAAATCCAACAATGACACGCGGTCAAATGAAGAGGGTTTTGAATTTTTTTGAGGGTGACGATGCCGCAAAGACTTTAATAAAAGATGCAGTTATTAGGGATATTCTTGGTTCTGTTGATGAAAACATATTTATTGATGAAAAGGCTGCATATTCATTAATGAATGCGTTGAAATCATACAAACCAGAAGCTTTAAGGCTAGTATTAGGTGACGACACTTTTAAAGGAATTAAAAAACTAGCAGAAGATTTAATTCTATTAAAAGATACTGGTGCTAAAGGCGCTGGATCACTGTCTGCTGATGCTATCAGAACGGGCATGGTAACTTCGCCTATGCAAAATCTTCCTAAAGTCGGTAGATTCAAGGTTTTAGACAAAGTTTTGAACAGTCCTGACATTATGAGAAAAGCACTAGAGGTTCGGGCTGGCCGCACATCCCCACAAGCTGCGGCTCAAAGCATTACACAGCAGCTTAATGATGCTGCCGCACAGGTGACAGGCGAAGGGTTGTCTCTTACAGAACGCGCTGCGGGTGTAGGGAAAAGCATAGGAGCGGGGCTTCAGGCTGGCAATCGTGCAGGAATAATGGGACGCCAACAGTTAGGTCGGTCATTTGAAAGTGGACAGAACTTAGTGTTTGATCGGGGAAACAAGCGCCCCGAAACCCGAACAAGTATTCCAAATGTAACGCCGGGATTGGATGACTTTAATTTTTCTAGCGTTAATCAACCAACGCAAAATAATAACCAACAACAAGAATCAATACGGCAAAGAGCCGCTAAGAATCCATACATAGCGGCATCTTTACTTGGCGGTTTAGGAAATGCTGGTCTGCTTTAATCTACCGAAACTTCAGCAGCACCAATGCCACTAGAAGCAGGGCGATAACCACGCCTTGTGTTTTCTAGCTGGCTGTAAGCTATGTCAATCATGCGTGAAAGTTGCCTTCCAAGTGCGCGGTCCTCTTGCTCCGCAACGTATTTTAATTTATCGTATGCGTCTGACGTTAAACCGACAGACTTGTATATTTTCGGATTCGGCATAAGAGGTTCCTTTTCCCAAGCATGGCACTGACAAAACCATATAATCCCAGAAGATTCGGGTCAAGACCCAAGTACGGCAATAAAAAGGTTTTGATTGATGGCATCAAGTTTGATTCCAAGTGGGAGTCAGAGCGGTATATGTACCTTAAAGCAATGGAACGGGCAGGCACTGTTCGTAACCTTGAGCTACAGGTTCGGTTCAATCTGTTAGTAAACGATGAAAAGATTTGCGCCTACGTTGCTGACTTCCAATACGAACGCGAGAACAAAGACGGGTTCTGGTGCAGTATTGTTGAAGATGCAAAAGGCGTGGAAACCCCTGAGTTTAAACTAAAAAAGAAGCTTATGAAAGCATGCCTCGGCATAGAAATATATTTAACTAAAAAAAATGGTTGACGGTCTATACTAACTAATGCTAAGTCTTGGGACAGCAAAAGTATGGAGGTTGCTATGAACAGTATTGAACTGTTTGAGCGGCGCGAAGAATTGAAGTCGATTACGACAGATATTCGTGCCGAACTCAAAGACATCGAAGATCAGCTATCAGATTTATTCTTGCCATTGGCCCGTGACGCACTGCGTGTCAGCGGTAAAGACTTTGGAACTGCGCACATTGTCGAAGGCAATGTCGCTATGAAAGTCAATGTCGGCAAGAAGGTCACTTGGGATCAAGACGCATTGCGCGATACATTCAACAGCATGACGCCTGAGAATGCACAGCACTATGCAAAGCTGACCTATGCAGTGGAAGAGCGCAAATACAACACAGCGCCACCCGCTATTAAAGCCACATTAGAAAATGCCCGTACTACAGAAGTCGGTCGTTTTACAGTAGAAATTGAGGATCAATAATGGCATTGCAAATCATTACAGCAGATCAGCGTATGGCTGAAAAGAAAGGCCACAAGATTGTGGTGTGCGGTCAAAGCGGTGTGGGTAAAACCACACTGGCTAGGACATTGGACGGTGCAACTACGCTGTTTATGGACTTAGAAGCTGGTGACGCAGCTATTGAGGGACACAAGATCGACGTTGTGCGTCCTCAGTCGTGGCAAGAGTGCCGTGACTTGGCCTGTTACTTAGGCGGTCCCAATCAATCTCTGGCAGAAGATCAGCCGTACAGCCAAGCTCATTACGATTATGTATCGTCAGTGCATGGTGATTCTCAGACTACAAACGACAAGTACGATACATTGTTTGTGGACTCAATTACCGTGGCTGGTCGCTTGTGCTTCTCATGGTGTCAGCAACAGCCAGAATCACGGTCTGACCGCTCTGGCAAGCTAGACACTCGCGCAGCATATGGTCTGCACGGTCGTGAAATGATGGCATGGCTCACACACTTGCAGCATATCCGCGAAAAGAACGTGATCTTTGTTGGCATTCTTGACGAAACAACTGATGATTACGGTCGCAAGCAGTATGGCCTACAAATCGAGGGCAGCAAAACAGGGCGTGAATTGCCCGGTATTGTTGATGAAGTAATTACAATGGCTGTACTAACAGGTGAACATGGGCCGTATCGAGGTTTTGTCTGTCAGCCGTTGAATGAATGGGGATATCCTGCAAAGGATCGTTCTGGCCGTCTTGATACCTTAGAAGAACCTCACCTTGGCAAGCTGATTGCCAAAATGAGTACACAAATGCCACAAAACGGGAAAACATTACAATTCGTAAATCCTGTAACACAGCAAAGCGAGGAAACAACTAATGCTTAATCTAAATTCAGTACAGCCTGACGATCAACAAAATCGTGAATTTTCTTTAATTCCCAACGGCGCAGTATCTCGCGCAGTTATTGTTGTCAAAGGTGGCGACATTGAACTTCCTGAGTTTGGCACAGGGCAGTGGTTTAAAAAATCACAAAGCTCTAATGCTAAGTGGATGGAAATTGAATTTACCTGTGTTGGCGGTGAATTTGATCGTCGCAAGTTCTGGTCTAAAATATTTGTTGATGGTGACAAGCTAGGCACCAGCGGAATGCCAGTAGCCAAAGAGATTGGCATGCGGACATTGCGTAACATTATTGACAGCGCAAACGGGCTTGCGCCTAGTGATGCGTCAGAACAAGCGCAACAGCGCAGAAACATCTCTGGTGTGTTTGACTTGAACGCTATGGAAATCTGCGCAAAGATTGGGATTAAGAAAGGCACGAATGGCTATAGCGATCAAAATCAATTGATGGTAGCTATGACGCCAGATCAGATTGGTTTTATTGCATCCGGTCAACCGCCCATGCAATCAACACCATCGGCACAACAGCATTCTCAGCCACAACAGGCAGCAGCACCACAAGCTGGAAGTCCTGTTCCTAGCTGGGCCAGCAGATAGTAGCGGCAAGGCACTCCGCGCCTGCTACCAAGGATGGGGGGCCTTGGGCCGTGAACCCCCCACACTACTTTTAGCAAAGAGGTGAGACATGCGACCGACTTACGAAGTAAGTCAGGACTTGCTTAATGAGCAAGATATTATCCTGCATTTTATAAATCATTTTGGGGGGCATCTTACCCCCTTTAAAATGCCAATTCAATATAAGTTGGATTTCTGTTTAGGAGATGGAAATTCAGCTAAAGTTTTTGCTGAAGTAAAGGTTCGGAAAAACAAAAAAGAGAAATATTCGACTTATATAATTTCTTTGTCAAAAGTTATGGCCGCTAAATCTATAAAAGAATCTACTGGTTTAGATACTGTCATTATAGTTGGATGGACCGACTGTATTGGGTACACAAACTTAAATAATGATTGGCCTATTAAAGTTGGTGGCAGAACTGATCGTAACGATTGGCAGGACATAGAGCCTTTAGCACACATACCAATCTCAGAATTTACAGTTATTGGAGTAAAGCAATGATTTTGCGCCCCTATCAAGAGGTGGCGATTTCAGACGCTATTAATGCTCTGGATACCCATAAAAATACAATCGTAGTTGCACCGACAGGCGCAGGCAAAACTATTATGTTGTCTGCGTTAATCGGTAAGAAGCACAAAAAAGGTAAACGTATTCTAGTATTGCAGCACCGTGATGAACTGGTTGCGCAAAACCGTGAAAAGTTTCTAAGAGTAAACCCGAACATATCAACCAGCATTGTAAATGGTGCAATCAAAGAATGGGGTGGCGACACCATTTTCTCTATGGTTCAAACCATGTCGAGGAAAAACAATCTAATCAATCGACCTAAGTTTGATATGATTGTTGTGGATGAAAGCCACCATGCCGCTGCGGATACATACTTAAAAGTTATCAACGCAGTTAAGAAGGATAACGAAAACGTTGAGGTTGTTGGCTTTACAGCTACGCCTAACCGTGGGGATGGCAAAGGTCTGCGCAGCGTCTTCACAAACTGTTCGCACCAGATTGAATTAACGTCTTTAATCCGCGAAGGATTCCTAGTGCCGCCAAAGGCATACGTTGTTGATGTTGGTGTCACAGAAGCTCTGGGTGAAGTCAGACGCAAGGGCAATGACTTCGACATGGAAGAAGTCGCGCAGATTATGAACAAGCGCGTTATTAATGAACGTGTTGTTGATGAATGGACAGAACGTGCGGGTGACAGAAAGACCGTTGTGTTCTGCTCAACGATTGCACACGCACAAGACCTTTTGGATATGTTCATTGAACATGATGTGAATGCCGAAATGGTTATTGGCGATACGCCAAGGGAAGAGCGCAGGCAAATACTGCATGACTTAGAGTTTGGTGACGTTCAAGTTGTGGTCAATGTAGCAGTCCTAACCGAAGGCTTCGATGCACCACCTGTGTCTTGCGTTGTGCTGACAAGACCATGTTCCCACAAATCAACAATGGTGCAGATGATTGGTCGCGGTCTGAGAATAATAGACCCAGAGATTTATCCAGATGTGGTTAAGAAAGACTGTATCGTTTTAGACTTTGGCAGCAGCATTCTAACGCACGGCGCGCTGGATGAATCAGCCAACCTAGATGGCAAGCCTAAAGACCCGAATGCAGAGGCACCAGAAAAGAAATGTCCAAACTGCGGGTTTAT